CCTTCGGGCGCACGACAGCCTATTGGGATCATTCAATCGTCTGTATCTCAAACGCTGGTCGCAAGGGCTCTGAGTTGGAGCAAAAGTTTCTCGACGGCACGCAACAAAGTTGGATGGTGAAATGTCCAGGGTGTGGATTGTTCCACGAGATGCGAACCGAATGGGATGAAAAGCAACCAGAGCTTGGCGGCCTACGCTACAACGCTGACGACTGCAGGCGTACGGATGGTGGTTACGATTACCAAAAGCTGCAACCCACGATTCAATACCAGATGCCGTGCGGATACAAAGTCCACGACCTCGATCGCTCAACACGGCGGCAGATGAACCTTGGCGGAAAATACAGCGAACCGAAAAACGATGGCGCACCGGAGAGCATCGCGAGCTACACGCTTGAAGCCGTCTCGATTGATTACATCTCATGGCTTGACCTCATCATGCAAAAGCACGCGGCCTTGCGCGCGATGAAATACGGCAACATCAAGCCGTGGTTGAAATACAAAAAGGAACGCGAGTGCAAATTCGTTGATGAAGACGACCGGCCATTTTATCAGAGCATCATTCTCAGCGACCGGAAGAAAGACCGAGAGGGCTTGAAGGATCGCACCGCGCGACTCGGCCAGCTTGACCGGCAGCAGGGCTCGTTACAAAAAGGTGAGCTTCCTCACTGGTGGATGACGATCTTCGACGTGAAATGGGATGGTCAGAAGCTGCAGGTCCTTTTGGTTTTTGAAGGCAAGATGCTGACCGATGAAGATGCCGTCGAGACTTTGAAGCGGCATGAAGTCCCGCCGACTGCGGTCGTAGTGGACTCAGGCGATGACACTCGCCACGTCTATGCGTTCTGTCTTCGTCATGGCTACAACGCCATCAACGGAGCTGACGCGGAATTCAGCCACCCGGATGGCACGAAGAAAATTTTCTCCGTCGAGAAACCGTTGCACGCGCTCATCAACGCTCCGAACACCCGCGCCAATCCTAACGAAGAGCCGCAGTTCTGGCACTACTCGAAGTCAGGCATTCGCGACCGTTGGAACTGGATGCGCAAGCAAGGCAATGATGTCGTTGTCTGGGAGACGCCAAGCGATGTGTCGAAGGATTACAAAGACCACATGGCCGCCGAAGAGTTGCAGCAGAAGCGTAACAAGGACGGCGAAATGAAAAACGTCTGGATTCAGCGCAAGGATCGCAACGACCTATTTGTCACGACGTGCTATTGCGCGATGCAAATCGAGATGTGCGGATGGCTGGAGGTTTGAATTATGAAACTTGAGGTGACGCTTACCATCACATTTGAAGGTCCTCAAAAGAATCTTGAGATTGAAGATTTTGAAAAGTGGTCGCGAGGGTTTAGCGGTTCAGTCAGCGAGTTCACCGCAGAGCTAAAGCAGTTCATTGAGTCGCAGCCCATTGTAAAAAGCTGCGAAACTTATCAGCGTGAATGTTGATATGACCGCAGACACCCTCACCACCCGTCAAAAGCAGATCGTGCGCGGCTGGGCTGATGGGCTAACCGACTCGCAAATTGCATCCCGTCTCGACATTTCCAGCCACACGGTCAACCGTCACATTCGCACCGTTTTTATTAAGCTAAACGCACGAACACGAGCGCAGGCAATGTTCCATTTCATGCTGTTTCAGGGGTATCGCAATTTCAAGTCAGTATCAGGAAGGCGCTAAGCCTGCGAAATTGGTTTCGTGGCAGTAACCGCGAAACTGAAACTTGGATTCTTGGAAGACGCATGGGACGACGCGCCGGAAGGCGATGGCGGCCTGCGTCAGAAGCTTCGCGAGTTGGAGAAAGCGGTTCGCATCGGACTCTCTGGTGGAACAATCGTCAGCCTCACTGCTAACGGACGCTCGCACACCTACTCCAACACTGGCGCGACTCAGCAAGACATCGCGGAGATGTGGCGTGAACTCATCACGCTGCATGACAAAATTTCCGCGCAATTATCTTCGACGGTTGACGACACGATTTACACCGAGATGGTGGCGCTGCTTTCCGCTGGTGGCGTCACCGAATGGGAGAATGATTATTCGGAGGTGTGCCGATGACGCTCAAGGAAAAATTCTTTGCCGCGTTGGACGCATGGCGTGGCAAACCATCCGCCGAATACGAGGCCGGAAGGCGCTTCCAAAAAGACCGGAGCTACCTGCATGGATACGTTCAAGACCCGCGCTTCGATGCCACTGAATGTGTCCGCACTGAAATGGTTCGCAAGTCGCGTTGGTTTGAAAAGAACGACCCTCTCGCCAACCGTCTCGCTGAAGTCTTCACTGAATTCACTGTCGGGGCTTATGGTCCTCCCATCAGCCCCGCCACAGCTGACGAAGACTGGAATCAGCGGTCATCCGATTGGTTGGAAGAATGGAATCCAGTTGCCGACCTGGCCTCGCGCTTTGGTTACGGCGGCGTGATGACGACTTCCGCCTGGCGTCGCTTCTTTGATGGCGAATTCTTCATCCTGAAAACGAAGGGTGAAAACAATCGTCCGCGCATCCAAGGCATTTCCGCGCATCGGGTCGCCACACCGCCGGACAAATACGAGCAGGAGGGCAAGACCATTGTTGACGGGGTTCAGATTGACGGTCGCGGTCGTCCGATTGGTTACTACATCCAAGAGGGATTTGAAGAGGACAAGTTCACGTTGCGCGGTGCAAATGAAGTCATTCACATCTTCGAGCCTGAGTCACCCGGCCAATATCGCGGCCTTCCGATGCTAACGCCGGTGATGAACCTGCTGCACGATTGGAACGACCTTTTGATGTTCGAGATGAAGGCGGCAAAGGATGCGGCATCCATCACCAACATCTGGAAGACTAAGAGCGGAGAAAAGACTCCCGACCAGCTGCGCCGCGAACGCGCCACAGGACAGACGCAGAACAGCTCAGGCGCTGAAGTCACCGAGGCGCGCACGCAATTCTTTCAGCGCATTGTAGGCGGTCGCAACGTCGCCATCGGAATGGACGAAGACATCAAGCAACTCGCCAGTCAGCGCCCCTCGGTCACTTCGCAGTGGTTCATGGATTACGTGGCATCGCTGATTTGTTCCGGCATCGGATTCTCGAAGCTGCTGGTTTTTCCGTGGAGCATTCAAGGCACGGTTGCGCGTGGAGAATACGATCTCTCAACCAACTTTTTCCGCGCGCGCTTCGCATCATTCCAATCGGCGGCTTATCAGATTTACCTTTACGCTCTCGGAATGGCGCGCTTTCAGGATGTGCGCGTTGCCGATGCTCCGGCGGATTGGGCGACGCGCGTCAACATCCGACCCCCGGCCTCTCCGAACGTGGACATCGGCCGCAACATGGCTGCGACCATCTCCGCTTTGGAATCCGGTCTGACAACGCTGGAAGAGCAATACGGGATGCGCGGACAGGACTGGCGGCAGCCGATCCGTCAGCGCGCTCGTGAAGAGAAGTTCATCGACCGCATTGCCGGCGAGTCTGGTCTTTCTGCCGACCGCATCCGCAAGGCCATTGCCGAATCGCTGCGGAACGAGATGAGTGAAAACACCAAGCTCCAACAGCAAGAGGATTTGCAACCAGCATGAAATTTCCATCGCAACCATCATTCGCAATTCTCGCCGGCGTAACCGCCAAGCAATACCACGTCTCCGTCAAGGCTGCTGAAGGCGATGCCGATGCTGAGATTTTGATTCACGGCCCGATCGGTCGCTCCTTCTGGTCGGAGGGTGGAATCACAGGAAAGGATTTTACCGATGCACTCAACCAATTTCCCGTCGGGACAAAAGTCACCGTCGGCATCAACTCCCAAGGCGGGGCAGTCGGCGAAGGACTCGCTATCTACAACGCCATCAAACGCCGCGCCGAAGACATCACATGCCGGATTGACGGCTACGCCATTTCAATCGCCTCAGTCATTCCGCTTGCCGCCGGCAAGGTCATCTCGCCGGACTCTGCCATTTGGATGATTCACAACGCCTGGTCATGGATGGAAGGTGGCCAAGGCAACGCTGAGGACATGCGCAAGCTTGCAGAGCTGGCTGGAAAAGCTGCCGAGATGCTGGATAAGCATGATGACGTTCTTGTCGCCGCCTATGTCGCGCGCAGTGGCAAGAAAGATGAAGAGATTCGCAACGCGATGGCCGAGGAGACGTGGTTGACGGGTTCAGAGGCAGTTGAGTGGGGTCTGGCCGACGAGGTGTCCGATGATGCTGCGGACCTTGAGGCGCTGGACTTCTCTGGGATGGAAGCGAAGGCGTTCAAGAAGATCCCACTCAACTGCCGGGCGATGATTCTCGCGGCAAGTAAAACTCCAAATTCCGCTCTGCCTCCGCAGGGCAAAGCACAAACCAAAAACCAAACAGAAGAAAATAGTATGA